TACGGCGCCAGCGCTTGGGGCGCGCTTGGCGGCGGGGCCACTGGCGGCGGGCCAGACGAGGTGTTTGTGGAAAACGGCCAGACCGTCACCACAAGCTATACAATCACGACAAACAAAAACGCCATGTCAACCGGCCCGATAAGCATAAACAGCGGCGTTGTAGTCACAGTCCCAACCAACAGCCGCTGGGTTGTTCTCTAAGGAAACAAACATGACCTTAATTCTAAGCGGCTCTGACGGCCTTTCTGATGTGGACGGCACAGCCGCCGCCCCCGCGCTCAGAGGCACTGACACCAACACCGGCATCTTCTTCCCAGCTGCTGACACCATTGCTTTTGCTACGGCTGGAACGGAGGACATGCGGATTACATCGACCGGCGATGTAGGGATTGGTACAAGTTCACCAGCTAGAAAACTTCAAGTGCATGAAAGTGGTGCTGGTACTAACGCATATATCCAACTAAGCAATGCCGCAACAGGGGCAGCTTCAACCGATGGCTTTCAAATTATTGTCGGCACTAGTAGCGAAACAATTTTAGTGCAGCGTGAAAACGCTGAGATGCAATTTTGGACAAACAACACAGAACGCGCCCGTATCGACTCCAACGGCAATTTTGGTGTTGGTAGAAATCCAAACGGATATGGTCGTATTGCAATATCTTTTAGTGCAACAGACTCTAACAATAATTCCACAGGTTTAGGTATTGATGTTCAGGCGGCAACAAGCGGCGCAAAATATGTGCAGTTTTACAACGAATCTGGTTCTGGAATTGGTCACATCAACCGCAATAGCACAACAAACGCCGTTCAATACACAACATCATCTGACTATCGGTTAAAAGAAAACATCCAGCCAATGCAGGGTGCTTTGAGTTTGATTTCACAATTAAAGCCTTGTACCTATGATTGGAAACAAGAATGTGGCGGCGGCGTGGGGCAAGGTTTTATTGCCCACGAATTGCAAGCGGTTGTTCCTGACTGCGTTTCTGGCGAGAAAGACGCTGTAGAAACCTACGCAGACGAAGACGGCAACGCGGCTATCCGCCCTGTCTACCAAGGCATCGACACTAGTTACTTGGTCGCCACACTGACAGCGGCAATCCAAGAACTTAAAGCCATCGTAGATACACAAGCAGCACGCATCACCGCACTGGAGGCAGCATGAGTCTTATCGCAATGCAAGGGGGCGCTACCGGCACGGGTACGGTCACCCTGTTAGCCCCTGTCACAAACACAAACCGCACACTGACGCTGCCTGATGTCACTGGCACAGTGCTGTCTAGCGCAACAACTACAGGCTTTCCTGCGGGTAGTGTGTTGCAAGTTGTGAACGCTACCTATGCAACTAGTACATCAAACAGTACAGGAACTTATGCAGATACTGGATTAACGGCATCAATTACGCCAACAAGTGCCTCTAGCAAAATATTAGTCCTTGCAAATCAAAATGGAGTTTATGCTGATGGTAATGCAACAAGCGGAGTCAATTTAAAATTACTAAGAGGCGCTACAGATTTAGCTACTTTTGGTTTAAGTGTTGGCGTTCATGCTTCAGGTAATTTAAGTTTTGGAAGTTCTTCAACTTGTTTTTTAGATTCTCCAGCTACTACTTCTGCGACAACTTATAAAACACAATTTGCTAGGGCATCTCTTGGTCAAGTTTTTGTTCAAGAGGGAACTGGAACAGTATCAACAATTACTCTCATGGAGATTGCAGCATGAACAAGCACCAAGCAATTTACGCTGTCGCTCCTACGGCTGCTGTCATCCGTGGCAATGAAGCCTTTGACGCTGCTGGCAACCCTGTCGCCTATGACGAGGCGGCTGTGCAAGCCTACATCGATGCCAACGCCTACAAAGGCCAACGCGCTGCTGCCTACCCATCAATTGCTGACCAGCTTGATCTGCTCTACCACGGCGGCATGGAGGCATGGAAGGCCGCAATCACCGCAGTTAAAGAGGAGTTTCCAAAATGACCGTATCAATCAGCGGAACAGGTGGCATCACCTTCGACGACAGCAGCGTACAGAACACCGCTGCCACGGGCTTCGGCTTCAAGAACCGCATCATCAACGGCGCGATGGTGATTGACCAGAGGAATGCTGGGGCGGCAGTGACCTCCAGCGGTTCTTTTCCTGTTGATAGGTTTAGGCTTGCGTTTACGATGGATGGCGCTTGCTCTGCCCAGCAAGTAGCAGAGGCTCCCGCTGGCTTTATAAACTCACTTAAATTTACAACAACAACTGCTGACACAAACTTAGGTACATCACAAACTGTTTTAATCGGTCAACGGATTGAAGGTTTAAATGTTGCTGACCTTGGTTGGGGCAGTGTTAACGCACAAACAGTAACTCTTAGCTTTTGGGTTCGTAGTTCATTGACAGGAACATTTGGTGGCTCTGTTGAAAATAGTGCAGAAAACAGAAGTTACCCGTTCGCATACACAATTTCAGCCGCTAATACTTGGGAACAGAAGTCAATTACAATTCCTGGCGACACAACTGGAACATGGTTGACCACAAACGGTATTGGCATACGAGTCACTTTCAGTATGGGCGCAGGTTCAAACTTTGTGGGCACAGCGGGTGCTTGGGCTGCCGCAGATTATATTTCTTCTACAGGTGCTACTTCAGTTATTGGAACACTAAACGCTACATGGCAAGTCACAGGCGTACAGCTTGAAAAAGGCAGCACAGCCACATCGTTTGACTACCGGCCTTATGGGACGGAGTTGGCGCTTTGTCAGCGGTATTTTTATCGAAGAACTTCCCTTGTGGCGGGCGGCGTTATTTCTGTGCTGCAAGCATATTCAACTACTGCGGCATTTGGAAACATTGCTAATCTTCCCGTGACCATGAGAGCAACCCCCACTGCATCGGTCAGCGCTGTCGGCGATTTCAATTTAGCTACATCCAACAGTTCTAATGCTGCATTTACCGCAATAAATTTAGATTCCACAACAAAAGACAATATTGCAACCGGCAATGTCTCTGGTTCTAGCGGCTTGGTTGCGGGTAACGCTACTTGTCTTACATCTGCCAACAGTACTGGCTATATTAATGCTTCTGCGGAGTTATAAAATGTATCGACAAATATTTAATCGTGACGGGTCTGTGTGTAATTTTGCAATTTACCGGATAGCAGACAACGCAACCATTCCCTTTGACCCAGACAACACCGACTACCAAGAGTACTTAAAGTGGCTGGCAGAGGGCAACACGCCGAGTTCCCCCGATGAGGCTGTAGAGGCCGCAGAGTGAACGACATAACGCACCGTGAAATCTACGACCGCCTGGTGGCTGTCGAGGGGAAGGTGGACGCCTTAACGGAAAGCACCAAGGACGTGACCGCCGCGTTCGCTGCGGCGCGCGGCGCCTTTGTCGTGCTGGAAACGCTTGGCAAGCTAGCCAAACCCCTGCTGTGGCTGGGTGGCCTGTTCGTAGCGGCTGCGGCCTTCTGGGAACACTTTAGAAGCCGCTGAGATGGAAGCGCTGCCGCCGCCACCGCCAGCAGCCAAATCGCCCATCTTTGAGTGCATCAAATGGACGTGGACGCCTGACCGGCTGCTGGTCTGGTGCTTGCAGTGGAGGAAGAAATGATCGATCCTCTAACGGCCCTAGCAGGCATACAGGCAGCAGTCGCGCTGATCAAGAAGGTCAGCAAGACCGTTGACGATGTGTCCTCGCTCGGGCCTGTTCTGGGCAAGTACTTCGACGCCAAGTCCACCGCGACAAAGGCTGTTGTTCAAGCCAAGAAGTCCAAGTCATCAATGGGCACGGCCATCCAAATTGAGATGGCCTTGGATCAAGCCAAGCGTTTTGAGGACGAGTTGCAACTGCTGTTCATGCAGAGCGGCAAGATCGACGTCTGGAACAAGATCAAGTCCAGGGCGGCGGCGATGGATGTCGAGTCTGCCCATGACGCCAGACGTGAGCGTGAGGCAGCGAACAAGCGCAAGCAAGAAATGGACGATGTGATTGAGTTGGCCTTGCTGGCGGTCATCTTCTTCAGCTTGGTCGGGGTGATCTTGTATTTCACCATTGGCATCCTTGAGCAGCAAAAATGAGCGCCGAACAGCTTAGCCTAGTTGACAAGGTGCTTGCGTATGTCAGCAGCCCGTTCCGTCTGTTTGCAATGGTTCTCATGGCCGTGCTGACCTTCGCCGGCTACTTTGTATACACAAACCAAGAACTTCTGATCGGCGCCTACAAGGAGTCCAAGAAGATTCCGAGCATCGCTGAAGATCGCGTAGAAGACGCCGCCGCCCACCTGTTCAAGCAGTCCGGCGCGCTGGTGGTGGCGGTGTTCAAGGTCAACAGCATGTTCGGCACTCGCGTCTTGTACCGCGCCTACGGCAAGAACGGCAGAGACAAAACCAATGACGGGCTGGACGTTGGCCTGTTCACCCAGAACGCCGCCAACAACGCTGATGTGGTCAAGCTGATGGCAAACGAAATTCCATGCGGAGAATATCGTTCTGCACAAAGTGAAATGGGGCTTTGGTATATTGCACGGGGTGTAGGCTACACATGCCGCATTTCAGTGCCGCCTGAGCCTGGCCGGTTTGTAGGACAGATCACGGTTGGATGGGCTACCCAGCCAGAGGACATGGACAGCACCCGCGCCATGCTTCAAATTGCAGCAACCATGTTATCAAGGAGTAAACAATGATTGGACTCGACGCACTGTTAAACGTGGGCGGTAAGCTGATTGACAAACTTATCCCAGACCCGCAAGCCAAGGCCAAGGCGCAAATGGACTTGGCTCAAATGGCGCAAGACGGTGAGTTAGCCAAGATGGCAAACGACACGGACTTGTACAAGACCGAACAAAACAACCTGACTGAACGCTTGAAGTCGGACATGAGCAGCGACTCTTGGCTGTCCAAGAACATCAGGCCCATGACGCTGGTCGCCATCTTCGTCGGCTACTTCGTGTTCGCCATGATGAGCGCCTTCAAACTGGACGCCAACGAAGTCTACGTCACCCTGCTGGGCCAGTGGGGCATGCTGGTGATGTCTTTCTACTTCGGTGGCCGCACACTTGAAAAAATTATGGACATGAAGAGCAAAAAATGACACCACACTTTACCCTCGCAGAACTGACCGCTACAAGCCACCGCCAGTTCGACAACACGCCAAACGAAAAAGAACTAGCCAACTTGCAAAAGCTGGCTGAGTTCTTGGAGCAAGTCAAGACCACGCTGGACGGCAAGCCCATCATGATCAACAGCGCCTTTCGATCAAAGCAAGTCAACGACAGCGTAGGCAGCAAGGACACCAGCCAGCACCGTCTAGGCTATGCGGCTGACTTCAAGGTGCCAGGCATGACGCCAGACCAAGTTGTGCGCGCCATCATTGCATCTGACTTGCAGTTTGACCAGATCATCCGTGAGTTTGACGCGTGGACGCACATCAGCATCAGCC